AAAATAAAAAAAATATAAAAAAATGGCTTGTAATTGTTCAAACTTATTAACTGGAGGAATTTTAAAATCTTGTGATTTTAACTCTGGTGGGGTTGAGAAAATTTATATTACTGACCACTGTAATATTTCATCTTACACTGAAGCTAATTCAGAAGTAACTGCGATATCAATGGAAAGTACTACACAATTTTTTGAATTCCAATTCAATAGAAATACATCATCTTACGCTGAGAATACAATGATTAACTTAGAAGCGGGTAGTACATACTACGAACAAACCGTAACATTAGTATTAAGTAGAAGAGATAAAACTAAGGCTGAGGCTATCAAAGAATTAACAGCTGGTCAAAAACAACTTTGGATTATCGTTAAAGATAGTAATGGGTTGTATTGGGCATTTGGTAAAGATAGTGGAGCTTACGTTACTGAAATCACTGGTGGTAGTGGTGTAGCTAAGGGTGACGCTAACGGATATAATATCGTATTTACAGCTGAGGAAGCGGATAACGCTCCAGAGGTTGACGCTACTATTATCCCAGCTTTATTAACACCAGCACCTTAATAAACATTTTCTATAATAGTTCAATAAAAGAGGTTAGGAGTTTTCCTAACCTTTTTTTTTTATATAAACGAAAAGTAATAAAATTATATTTTATAAAAAGACAATATGATTTTAATAGATAAAAATAGAACTAAGATACATCATTTAACATTAAATGAAAAAAGTGAGTATTATCTTTTAAAGGTACAACCTTATTTTTTATTCGTATTCCAAAGTGAAAATGACCCTAATTCGACAATAAAATTTACGTCTGAGGATACTTCAGATTTACCAGATAGATACAATGAATTTAGGATTAAAGAAAGTCCTAACGTTGATTTATTGAATGGTGAAATCTATATGACAGGAAATACATCACAATGGTCATATGAAGTATACGAAAGTGATACACCATTTTCAGCCGATACATTGGATATACAATACACAACAGGTAAACTATTAGAGAAAGGTAGGGTACAATTAAGTGGGAATGATACACAGATAAATGACATATATAAATAAATTTAAAAATGGGAATATTTAATTTTAATAAAAATAATAAGGTTGAAACACCTTTGGAATTACCTAAGAAAACAGGTGGTGATAGTATAGAGAATATCTTTAATTTAAGAATGGAAAATTCACTTCCAATTATTAGAGAAGAAAGAAGTAAGGAATGGGTTAAATATCAAACTGATGAAGGTGAGGAATATCCAACATATTTAGAAAATTTATTTAATACATCACCAACTCATCAAGCGATAGTTGAAACAAAGAGTTTAATCGTTTCTGGTGATGGTTTTGAGGTAGATGATACAAACATATCAGATGAACAGAAATTGGAGTTATATAAACTTTTAGAGTATGTTGATGGTAAAAGAGATATTGAAGATTTCATTAGAGATTTGGCTAAAGATTTAGAGTTATATGGTAGTATCGCTATTGAAGTAATATGGAGTTTAGACTTCACCAAAATAGTTAGATTAAATAGAATATCACCAAAACATATTAGAAGTGGTAAGTTTGAAGATGGTCAAATCAAATGTTATTATTATTCGAGAGATTTTAGTGATAGATATGAAGATGTAAAAGAGATAAAATCTTTTGATATCAATGATAAAGAAAATCATAGACAATTATTATATATGGGTAATCAAATGATTTCAAATGAATATTATTATGAACCATCATATTTGGCTTCGACAAATTGGATACAATTAGAAGGACAAACAGGTTTATTTTATAAGTCATTAATGGAGAATGGTTTTAACCCATCAGTTGTTGTTAGAATGTTTAAAAAACCATCATCAATGGAAGAGAGAGATGATGTGATAAGAGGATTAAAACAATCTTTTGGTGGTGTTAAGAATAGTGGTAAGGCTATTGTAATGTTTTCTGATGGTAAGGAATTAGCTCCAGAAGTTGAACCAATACAAACATCTAACTTGGATAAACAATACACCGTATTGGCGGACCAGATACAATCTAAGATACTTACAGGTGGTAGAGTAACTACACCTTCATTATTTGGTATTAATATACCAGGTAAGTTAGGTGATAGTGATTTTGAGACACAGGTTGAGGCTTTTAATAAATTCGTTATTAGACCTAACCAACAATTCTTAAACAGAATAATAAATAAATTATTTTCAATAAATGGGTTGGATGTAAATTTCCAAATCAAACCATTGGAATTATATAAAACTAACAAAACAGAAAACTAATATAATATGGCTACATTTCAATCATTCGTAACTGAATATTATTTAAAAAATTTCACACCGATATCACAGAATGTTGATATAAATGAAGTGACACCTCATTTGGAAACAGTGGAATTAATTAATACAAGAGAATTAATCGGTAAACCTTTATATGATGACCTTAAAACAAAGTTTATTAACAAAACATTGGACGCTAATGAAATTCAATTGGTTGACTTATTAAAGAGAGGTATATCATATAGAGCGACAGCTGAGTGTATACCATTCTTATCAATGAAAATTACTTCAAAGGGTGTACAAACTCTTAGAGGTGATTATTCAGAAACACCAGGACTTAATTCAATTAAATACTTAAAAGCCGAATTGGAAAATAAGGCTGAATACTACGAACAAAGAGTTATTGAATACTTATGTAAAAATAGTAAATATTTTCCTTTATACAACACTTCAGATGATGTTGAAGGTATTATATCAACAAGTGAGACAAGATACGATAGTGACATCTATTTTGATAATAATGATGATAATCTAAGAATTAATAAGTATTTCTACGGACCTAACAAAAACAATTAACGATGATGAATAAGATTGGAATGTTTATGACAGCGTTTTGTGGTGTGATATTACCCATAAAACCATTGGTATTAATAGTGGTATCTATTGTGTTTTTAGATACAATCGTTGGTATATACTCTTCAATAAAAATAGAAGGTAAGAAATCGTTTAGAAGTGGTAAATTATGGAATATTGTACCAAAGGTATTTTTTTACTCTGTAACGATACTTTTATCTTTTTTGGTAGATAAGTATATCTTAGGTGGAGAAACCTTCTCTATCCCTTTCTTATTAAGTAAATCAGCGTGTGTATTATGGACATTCATTGAAACAAAATCAATTGACGAGAATTTACAGAAGTTAGGTAATAAACCGATAATGGTTACAATTAAAAATCTTATCACTGGTGTTAAGAAAATAAAAACTGATATTAACGATATAAAGAAATGATGATAGTTGGAATGACTTGTGCCGTAGTATGTTTGGTATTACTACATATCTATAAATAAAAAAGAGGGTTAGAATTATAACCCTCAATTTTAAAAGTAATGAAATTTACTAAACCTAACATTTTTAACGTATAACAAAGATAATAAAAATATTAGATTAAATCAACTAATCTTTCCATATATTTTTGTCTTTTGGTATTTTAACTACATTGAATATTTTTCTATGATAGTTTCTATGAATACAAACACCTTCAACCCTACCACCATCACCAGCCATAGTTTTCCATTCAATACCATCATCATCTTTTTTATGGTTATTAACAAACTCTCTTAGTTTATCTGATTGAATGAAATAAGCCTCCTCATGGTCTGGGAAATAATACACAAAGTAATCAGCTTCAGATGATACTATACCACTATCTTTACCACTACATGATGTTTCAATAAAAATATTATAAGTCATAAATCCTTTGATATATTCGTATCTGTCCGTTTTTACTTCAAAGGTTAAATCATTCTCAGTTGAAGAAGTTAATTTAAAATCATACTTTTTATCATTACGGAATTCAGATACTTTGTATTGAGGTTTTTTGTTGGTAATATAATTGGCTATTACTTTTTCACCCATATTACCCTGTTCTAAGTCAGTAGTCCACTTACTCATTGTTACGTTAAAAATTGTTTAGTTTTGTTATTTACTTATAAATATGTAGAAATTTATTTTAATTTATTTTTTTTAAAATATTTTTTTATTTTTTCTCTTAATCTATAAAATCTATCAACATCTTTATCTGTATAATCGTATCCTTCTGGTTTTGTTTTTGGATGTACTTTTTGTAAACCATCTCTTAATTCATAAAATCTTATGATATCTTTATATGTTTCTTCACCCAATATTTTTTTTATTATTTCAATGGTTGGTGATGAATATAATTCAAAATCTTCTTCATAAGTTTCATTATCAATATTCTCACAATATTGTATTTCTTTGTTAACTAATTTATTGGATAAGTGATATACACAATTACGATAAGTTAAAAACATATAGTTTTCCAAATCATCCATATTTATTTTATCCTCTTGATACTTTTCAAATAATTTGATTAATACTTCTTGATAAACATCTTCGGCATCATACTTACCCTTTAACTTGTTGAAGTAACCAGATAAGTAGTATTCCCATTTTCTTTTATTTTTATTTAAAACTTTTATAATCTCTTCCATATTATAAATTATATATTTGGGATGATGTGTTTCTAGTTGAAGAGGTATATTACCATATGGTAAGGTAGGTAGGTAATCCACAGGTTACAGGTAGGTAATCCACAGGTTACAGGTAGGTAATCCACAGGTTACAGGTAGGTAATCCACAGGTTACCTCATTATAAGACAAGTTATAAGACAATATATAAGAAAAGATATAATACAATATATAATAATTATAATATATTATATAATATTTTTTTTTGTTACTTTTTTTTTAATTTAGTTGATATTAAAAAAAAATTATTATATTTTTGATATAAATTGAAACTTTTCCAAAAGTTGATATATTTATATATAGAAGAGAGAAAACTCTTATCAATTAAATCTGGGTGTTGGAGGGGTAGCTACCTCCAACTCTTCTTCCCAAAACAAGAAGGATAAAAATAAGAAGATAAAAATAAAGAAATGAAAAAGTTAGAATTACTTCAAAAAGAAAAATTAGGTATTGGTTACATCAAATCTTATCCAATACTAAAACAATTACCAAACATACAAAATTTAGAAATAGATATACTTCAACTAGTATTATCATTTACTGATAACAATCAAGATTTCCATATGAATTATAGTAAGATATCTTTGATATTATCTTCAACCGAAGGAACCATTAAGAATACTATCAGTAAATTAAAGAAAAAGGATTATATCCAAACTAAACATACAAGTAATTATAATGGTAAAGATGGTGGTAGTAGTACTTCAATCAAAGTAAATATGGATTATATCATCAAATTACTTACACAGGACAATTCTAACGAAGTTAAAACTAAAAGTGATACCAATATACCACAAGAGGAAATTAAACCTCTTAAATCAAATAAAAATGAAATGGAAAAACAAGTAGAAATGAAAGTAGAAGAATTAAACAAATTATTAACAGAAAGACAAAATGGTGATTTCAATCCAACTAGTGTAAAAAATACAATAGTTGAAAAACCAGATGATGTAGAATATGAAACAACTATCAAAAATAATCGAGGTATTGAAATGAAGATAGATGATGATTTGGTTGAATATTACAATACCAAAGTTAAACACAAAGAAGGATATGTTAAAAAACAATTAAAATCCAAATCAGAGTTTATAATGAATATAAACCTAAGAGATAAGATGAATAGTGAAATAGAAATTGATATAAATAAAAAATAAATAAAATGAAACAACTAACACAAATTAACGGAAACTGGATGGAGACAATAGCCCATCTAATAAATGATTTAAATAATTTATACATAAGTGGATTAACAACTGATAGTACAGAAGTATCAATAATCGAAAGTATATGTTTACCTCCTAATCAACATATAGAAGTGTATAATCCACATAGTGTTAATTTAACACATAGTGTTAAACCACCAAAGATTACAATAGAGAAGAGAACATGTCCTTCACCACCCAAAGTATCAAAGATAAAGAAAAGTGATTTATATGAAAGAAATTGTGGTGGATGGAACCCTACTAATTCAAAGTATAAAAGATGTATGAATTGTGTTGATACTCATTACCAACAAGTGGAAAGTAGAAAAGGGTATGTTGAATTAACTGATATGAATGTACAGAAAAAATGTTATTGTAAAAAATAAATAAAAAAATTAGTACTTTTTCAAACTTCGGAGTATTTATATAAAAAGGACTATTATGAATAACTTAGAGAAAATGAAAAAGATGTTGGAATACCTTATAAATAACAATATATTTGTAGAGGAAATGAGTGATGATTTAAAGGAAGATATCTACAAATATGAAATGAAAAAACAAGGTGTGATGAAATTATCAAAAACTGACAAACTAATGAAGACAATGGATTTAAGAAAGATAGAATTATTCTTAGATAGTATAATAGAAAATAATGAAATAGAAGACGCTATAGATTGGTTGGTAGACTTATCTACATCAAATAATACTGGTGATGAAATAATCGATTTATATATGTCTGAAATGGAAAATTTAACAGTATTATTAATCACTCAATTATATAATGAAAACTATATGTTATGTGCTAAGGTAAGGGATGTAATAGAAATAGTTACCAACGATTGTAATAGATTGATTAAAATGAAAAATATTAATAAGGAAGAAAAAGAAGAATTATTAATTGAGATAAGATTTATTTATGATATGTATAAATTATCATTAAAAAAATTAATAGAAGAAGAAAACTAAAAATGCCATAATTTGTTTTGTTTAAATGTAATAATTGTTTTAATTGTTATTATTATCTAAAAGGGGATAAAATCCGTAGATAATCCCCTTTTTTTTGTACCTAAGACACTTTAATAAACGAAAGGTATATTATCTATACTTTATGGTATAACATCGGAATATAGACGAAATTAGATATGCCAAGGAAGAAACAACCAAAGTTTAAAAAGGATGACTTAATTAAGATGATAGTTGAGTGGTCAATGGATGGAGTATCTCAACCAGAGATTAAAAGGAATATAATTGATTTAGGATATCAAATAAGTTATTTCTATACACTATACAATGAAGCCAAACCAATCATACAAGAAACACTTAAAGATTTTTCATTACAGACAATAGACGCTACCATAACCGAAATGAAAGAAATGAGGTATAGAGCCGAACAAGAAGGTGATAGTAGGTTAGCGTTGGATATTCAAAAGGAAATAAATAAGATAAGTGGTCATCACCAACAAAAGATTGATATTACCTCAAAGGGTGATAAGATAAATCAGATTGAAATAATTAAAATAATAGAAGTTAAAAACGAAGAAGATGAAGAAACTAAAAATTAAAAAACAATACGAAGGTTTAAGAGTAACAAGAAATGACATTAGAGTGGGTAAAATCACATTTGATGGTAATTCTGTTAAAGAAGAACATTACCAAAACTATTATGACTTAGGATTTACAGAAATCTTTGAGGTTATTGAAGTATGTGATAAATGTAATAATGGTGAATGTGTATGTGAAAAAGAAGTAAAACCAAAAACTAAAAGACCTACAAGAAGAAAGAAAAAGGATGAAGAGTAGGATATTGATATTATCTATGATATTATTATCAAGTTGTATCACCCAAAGAGAGGTTGTGAGACATTATCAAAGAGGAGGGGTATTACCTTATGGGAATAATAAAAAACTAATGAAATACGAAAAGAATTACAAATGGACTTGTGGGAAAAAATAATGAGATTTAGAGTTTACGTTGATGGTGTACAATCTACCAATGTAAAAAGAGTTAAATGGGATAGTGTAACAAAAGAAATGGTTATCCAATTCCAAAATGATAGATACTATACATACTATGATATATCTGAAAAAATATATGTTAATGTTTTAGATGGATTGGCTGGTACAAAAACAGCTGGACCATGGGGTCCTGTTGGTAAATATCCTTCAGTAGGAGCGGCTGTACATCAATGGTTAATAGAAAGAGAAGTAAGATATAAAAGAGGTGGTAGAATAGACTAAAATAACAGATAACAAATTATATACAATGCCAGTACAATTAGGAAGAGATAAAGAAGGATGTTATTCTCGTTGGGGTAATGAAGGTAAAAAATATTATTACGAATGTGGTAATGAAGAAGAAAGAAATAAAGCCAAAGAGAAGGCGTATAAACAAGGTATAGCCATTGGTGATTATGAATTAGAAACATATAATGATTATCCTCAGTCAGCGAGTGAAAACGCTTGTAGAGCCCTTAGATGGGTAGAAGAAAATGGATGGGGTAGTTGTGGTGAAAACACAGGTAAACAAAGAGCCCATCAGTTATGTAATAGAGAAAACATCAGTAGAGATACCATAGCTAGAATGGCTTCATTTAAACGTCACCAACAACATAAAGATGTACCATATGATGAAGGATGTGGTGGACTTATGTGGGATAGTTGGGGAGGAGATGAAGGTATCAACTGGGCACAAAGAAAATTAGACCAAATAGAAAAGATGGAGAAGATAAATAGTTTTCAAGAATTACAAAGAAGAGTTAAGATAGGTTTTGATTATGATGATACCCTTACCAAATATAAAATAAGAGATTTGGTTAAAGAATTAATTAAAGCTGGTGGTACAGAAGTTTATATTGTATCTGCTAGGTCTCAATCCTTTGAATTATATAGAATAGCCCAGATGTTAGGTATTCCTCAATATAGAGTATTTATGATGGGTAGTAATGAAAAGAAAATTGAAAAGATTAAAGAATTAGGTTTAGAAAAATTCTTTGACAATAATCCCGATGTAATAAGGGAGTTACCAAATGTTGGTGAATTAATAAGATAATGGAATTAGAATTAAAAACAACTAAAGTATTCTCAAAAAACCATTTAGCGTTACAGGATGAGGATATACGTTTTATAATTAATCAAGGGGGGAGTAGGTCATCAAAGACTTATTCCCTTTGTCAGTTGTTAATAGTGTATTGTCTACAAAACCCAAATAAGGTAATATCAATAGTTAGGAAATCATTCCCATCGTTAAGGGCTACAGTGATGAGAGATTTCTTTGAGGTATTAAAAGACTTAGAATTATACAATAGTGAATATCACAATAAAACAAATCATATATATAGATTTCCAAATGGGACTGAGGTTGAATTCTTCTCTGTGGATGATGAACAAAAGATAAGGGGTAGGAAAAGACATATCTGTTGGTGTAATGAAGCCAATGAATTAAATAGAGATGATTTTGTACAATTGAATATTAGGACAGATGATAAATTCTTTTGTGACTTCAACCCCTCAGATACA